TTAGTTTGTGTTGCCGAAATAACTGGAACATTAAACTCAACAGCAAGGCCTCTGAGTTCTTCTGCAACAGCTTTAATGTAAGTATAAGAGTTTACATTTGAACCTGGTTTAATACGTGATGATGCACATATATTCAAATAATCAATATAAATGACATCCGGTACAAAGTTCTTTTTGATTTTAAGTTCATTTAAAAGATGACGAAAATTAGCAGATCCAGCGCATGCAGTAGGATATTCCTTAACAATAAGTTTACCCTTTGCCTGTTTCTTTACTTTGCCAATAAGTTTATAATAAATTGATTGAGGTAGATCTTTAAGTTCATCAAGTGTGACTCCAATCAAATTGGCATCAATACGTTCTGCAATGCGTTCCTCTGCCATTTCCATGGTGATATACAGAACATTACATCCCGACATTAAATTATGTGCAGCATTATGACACATGAATAATGATTTACCAACACCAGTGCCAGCAAGAGCGATATTTAATGTTTTGCGGGGCAAACCACCTTGTGTAATTTTGTTAAAATGATCTAGATCAAAGCTAGTACGAACTTCTTTGCGATGATAAAATTCATAACGATCGGCCGCATCATCAAGAAAGTCATGGCCGATGTGAGTATCAAAAGAAACACCAAGAGCATTAGTCAAAATTTGAGGAATAGCGCCAACAGATATACTATCTTTATTATTGTCGTCTACAATTTGAATAGACTTCATTAAAGCATTATAAAGAGCTTTATCCTTACAAAACTTTTCAGTATGATCAATAAGCCAAGATAAATCACGATCTTCGGATTTTTCTAAACCATTAATAGTATCATTTGCTGTTTTATATTGATCCTCAGATAAACCTGTTACATCTTTTAAATCAAGAATAAGCGCAGACTTTGTTGGAAAAGTATTATACTTGTCAACATAATCTTTGATAAGAGTAAAAACCTTTTTATCTACAGGATCAGTAAAATACTCTTCCTGTAAAAATGGAATTACCTTACGCGCGTAATCTTCATTTTCAATTAGGTTTCCGAATATTACGGATTCTGTTTTCATTGATCCTCCATCACCTCGTAGATTTCTTCAACTGTATCTTCTTTCATAATATCGCCGGAACCGACACGATAGCGTTGATCAATAAAATTGATAAACTTCTCGCATTGAAGAATCGGATGCCAAAAACTAAAGTTATACGTGTCTTTCAGGCGATAAGATTTTTCGATGATCTCTCCAGTGTTCATGTCTACCTTTTGGTACCAACCGACCTTTGGTTTAATAACATGACCAGACTCGACAGCAAGATCCATGAGACCAGACCACTTACTGATACCTTGTTCCCATGAAACCTCGATTGGAATTTTACTCTTTTCTTTTACGAAACGAGACTTTTCTACGTTGATGATGAAGTTATAACCAACAACATCTTTACCATCTTTTTCTTGTTGACGGCCAATAATATAGATATTGTCAGCTGAATAATAGATGCCTGTACCGCCAGAGACGACAGGCTTTGAGAACATTTCCATAGTCATATAGGTATGGTTTACAACAACCATTGGAATGTCCTTCAGGTTCAGGTGTGGAGTAACCATTCTGAACAAAGACTTGAGCTGTTTAGCACGAGTCATATCTGCCGCGGTGTTCTGCTTCAACGCATCTTCTACCTCCTTTTTAGAAGCGAGATTACCGACAGAATCGATAACCATCATGACACGATCACCGCGTTCTATGTTCTCAAGCTGAGCCATCACATCAAACTTCAACTGCTCGACATCTGTAATCGGTGTATGAAGGACGCGGCTCTTATCGATCTTGAAAGAATCGAAATAAGCTTGAGGTGTACCAAACTCTGAATCGTAGAATAGCAGAACCGAGTCTGGATATTTGTCCATATAAGCCTTTGCCATTAGCAGGCTAAAGGACGTCTTAAAGTGCTTTGACGGACCTGCCCAGATAGTAAGACCGGGAGTAAACCCGCCATTGATCTGGCCAGAAAGTGCAATATTAATTGCAGGAACGGTTGTAGGAATCATATCCTTTGCAGTAAAAAACTTTGAATCTTCAAGAATATCAGTATCCTTGACTGTGGAGTTTTTACGCAATTTATTTAAAAGATCAGACATATATTATATTACCTCGCAAACAATAATTCCTATTATACACATTATTCATTATTTGTAAACACTTAAGATGTGTAAACTTTATCAATAGCATCTCTAAACTGTTCAATTTTAGTTAGCCTATTTGGCCAATAAATGTAATCCTTATCAGGATTTGCTGCAAGATTATTTAACAATGGCATGAACATATTATAAAGCTTATTAAGCTTTTCTTCAGTGCCTTGTGCTGCAGCTGTTGTTGTTTCTATTTCTGCTTTTGCTTCTTGTAAAACTTCAAGCTCATCTGCGTCTACTGCACTGAACCCGAAATCAAAGTCTAAGTCTAAATCTAAATTAGCCATTAGAACCAGTCCTCCAATGTTGCGATTTTTTCTACTTGCCAACCAATTGTTTTTGTAATAGATTCGATTGGACTTAGATAGCCTTTTTCAAATTGCATATCATAGTCGATGTAATTATCCATTTTTAATTCTTTGGGAAGACCATTAGGACATGAAATAACGTAGTCTTTTGCCGGATTTGGCTTTTTCAGATAGGCGAATTTGATCTTCTCTCCATTTGCTATCGTCTCATATTTATGAAGAAGATTAAATCTACGAAGCATTTCATTATATGTGACGCACCCTCGAACATGAATCGGTGTAGATCCTTCAAATCTACCATTTTTCCAATACTTTTCAATCTTTTTGACTCCGCGAGTAAAAGCAACTTCGTCAAATGGAAGTGTAGAAAACTTATTTCTAAAATTACTTACATATGCATGTAAATCACTTTCATCTTTGTTCATAATAATTTCGAGAGATTCTTTAATTGCACCACGGCATGCGGTTGGAGTTGAAGACCGAACGGCTTCAATACCCATCATCTTAAGTTTAGGCTTATCATACTCGACACCCTCTTCATTCCAAACGTTAAGGATGTACATCTTTTTTGCTTTCCAAATACCTTTATTGGCAATGTTTTCGCGTTTCATAATCATTTTTTGTTCATATGCATGCATATAAGTTGCAAGTTCTTGATATGATTTATCAATGTACGGCTCAAGACCTTGACTGCATACTTTATCTAGGTATTTCACAACCCTTTTTATATCATATTCGTCGCCAAATACTTGTTCAACAAGTTTATCAAGCGTGATGTATACGCTATCTGTATCTGATGCAATAACAAAATCAAAGTTTTTCGTTTTAAGTGTTTTGTTAAGATAATCGTTAATCTTTTTTTCAATCCAACGGATTGAGAGCTGACCAGATGTGGTAATTGCTTCAGCATTATCAACATCAAACCATCTAAACCATTTGTTACCAAGTGCACCATAAGCAGAGTTTAATTGAATCTTTTTGGCCATTTGCATATTATTAAGTCTTGAGATCTCTTTGGCAAGATTTGGATCTTGTGACTTTTCATATTTCTTTTTACACTCAATCATTTCTTTTTTGTATCGAGTACGATCGTTGTACATGCGATCCATTAGATTCGGTAAGAATCCTCGTTTTTCCTTGGTATAAATACAAAGGTTGGCAGCGATAGTACAGTTTGTTTTATCTAGATATTCACCAAACTGCCTAGCGCTACCAACAAGTAGGTCGTTGATCGTCACCTTATCTTTTAAGCGAGTAACAAGTGTCTCGGGGGAGATGTTGTACTGCATGATAAGATGCGGGTAAAGGGAGTTTAGATCGAACGACACAACCCATTTACTCATACCGACTCGTGGTTCTTTGACATAACCGCCAACGAACTGCCTGTCGGATTTGTTCTTGTCGTTTTGTGGAACGACAATATTTCTTTCCATTAGATAATTATGGGTAATAACATCCCATTGTTTCACAGTTGCAAGAGTATCTGTATAGTTTACCTTTGCATCATAAGATAGTGCATAAACTAGTTCAATAAGTTTTAGCTTATCTTCAAGTCGATCTACAAGATCAACGTCATGGATGTTGTACTCAATATATTTTTGAAAATTATTAAATCGGAGATCATCTAGATCATCATATTCAGAATAATCTAGCTTTTGTTCTCCAAGCTCTACTTGCGCAATATAGTCTAGTCGGTACGATTCTTGTTCTGTGTAAGTGAACTTTCGATACAACTGGAGATAATCGAGAATAGAGACTCCGAGAGGAGTGCACGAGGTAATGTCTTCTCCTCTCCAGGTAACATTACGCTCACGAAGGATTTTCCACGGAGATAGCCGCTCAGGGTGACCCTCTCCAAGAACGTTTCTAATTCTGTTGATAAGGTAGGGGATATCAAAGAATTCAATATTCCATCCTGTGACGACGTCGGGCGAATAGAGACTTCCGTTCCATACTTCGAGGAAACTATCGAGAAGGGATCGTTCGTCAGTGCATTTGTAATATTGTACATTTTCTTGATGTTCCTTATATTCTCCACAACCAAATACTGTTTTATTTCCGTTGCGGCTGATAGTGATAGCGGTAATTTCATTTTCAGCCTTATCGATATCTGGAAAGCCGCCCTCAATAGAGGTTTCAATATCGATTGAACATACAGAAATTTGAGCAGGATCATACTTGACCTCGCCCTTAAAATTATCGTATATGTATAGATACGGCCAATCAGACAAACCGTAAATATTCATTCCCGAAACATTTTCGTATTTTTGTAAAAATTGACGAGCTTCGGACATGCTCTGAAAATCCATTTTACCGGCATATTCGCCATTAATGGTTTTGTAGTCAGTTTTCTTATTTGAAGAAACGAATAAATAAGGTTTGTAACGTTCGGTGTATTTAAATGGTTTATTATTATCGATACCACGAACTAGAATTTGATTGCGGTGCCGTGTGACATTAGTATAAAATCGCATAATTTCTCCGCTTACGTCCATTATCTGTTATAGCATAGAACACAATTAAAGTAAACAAAAAAAGGTTAAAAAAATGCAGGTGACTAAACATTTTAGCTTACAAGAATTAACACGTTCTACTACAGCACAGAGGCGTGGAATTAGTAACAATCCTACTCCCGAACATCTTGAAAATATGAAATATGTGTGTGAACAAATTTTAGAACCAGTTCGAACACATTTTGGAAAGCCAGTTACAATTAATTCTTCTTATAGATCTCCCGCTTTAAATGCAGCAGTTGGAGGTTCATCAAGATCTCAGCATTGTAACGGTCAAGCTGTAGACTTTGAAATTCAAGGAGTTTCAAATAAAGAGCTTGCAGATTGGGTAGCCGATAATCTTATTTTTGACCAAGTAATTTTAGAATTTTATAATTGGAAAGATGGTAAAAACTCAGGATGGGTACACGCATCGATTAGAAAAGATGGTAAAAACCGTGGACAACGTTTAATTGCAAGCAAGTCAGCAGCAGGCGGTACTGTTTATACAGCAGTAAATGACTTTGATCCATCTACTGCGCCAAAAGAACATAAGCAATTAATTAAAACTGCAAATGAGGCTGTACCAGCTTCTACTGTTGAACCTATTATTTCACAAAAAAAATGTGATCATTGCGGGCAGCCTTTGCCATCTAACGCATCGGCACCCGCTGTTCAAGCTCCAGCAAGACCAGCTACCCGTGTTACCGAAACTAACCCGATGAAAGCTCTTCAACAAAAAGCTGGGGTTGCTGCTGATGGATTATGGGGTCCTGGAACATATAAAGCAGCCCGGAACTATTTTAAAATGTCTCCAACACGAGCTGCACACTTCTTTGCTCAGTGCGCACATGAATCAGGAAACTTTAGAACGTTTTCTGAAAATCTTAATTATTCAGCTGATGGACTTAACAGGATCTTTCCAAAATATTTTGTTAGGGCTGGTAGAAATGCTCAACAATACCATCGCCAACCTGAGAAAATCGCTAATGTCGTTTATGCTAACCGTATGGGCAATGGTGATCCGGCGTCTGGAGACGGTTGGAAGTTTAGAGGCAGAGGCGCTATTCAGCTTACGGGAAAAAACAATTATACGGCTTTTTCTCAGTGGGCAAAACGTCCAGATGTTCTTACGAACCCGGATATTGTCGCTACCGAGCTAGCATTTGAATCTGCACTTTGGTTCTTCGAATCGAATGGCCTATGGTCAATTTGTGATAAAGGTTTTGATAATGCTACAATCACACAATTAACCAAGCGGATTAATGGTGGAACACACGGTTTGGATGACCGCCTACAAAAAACTAAAAAATATTCAGCTTGGAATTAATATATGAAGGGGGCAAAAGCCCCCTTCACTTTAT